TGGAGGATTAACTGTTTGAATTCCTTTTCCTAGATAGACACAGTACATCGCATCAAGTGTAGTAGTCGCCGTGCCCATGGTCAAAGTTGTACCTGTAGCTGTATATGTAGAAGGTTTTTGACGTACGTCGTTTAAGAATAAAGCAATATCTTCTGAGTTTGTAACTTCAGATGATAATGTATATCCTGTTCCGTTTATCGTTGTAAACGTTTGTGATGAAAGGCTGATGTATGCTTCAGCCGGTATGTTGCCTACGTATGCCAATTTTAATCTCCTATGTACTAATCTCTTGAACAACGCTTACATAAGCATCTAAAGAAGAAGCAATATCACTTTTTACTTTAAGTATATCACTATCTTCCATGACAATTTTAGCTCCACCGTCTAAGACCTGTAAGGCCGATCCAACTGGAAGGGGTGCATCCTTAATTAAATAAACTAAGTTTGAACCACCGCCTCCAATATCGACGTAAGCGCTAACATTGATTGCTGCTGTATGAACGTTTGCAAGAGATATACCAACGACTGCATTGTAAGTAGATGAGCTAGCTGTATAAATAGTTGTAGCTCCTGTACCTACTGGCGCCGATGATTTATGTCTTCTAAAGTTCTGTGCCATATTTTTTCCTTATTATAACGCAACTCCCATTGCAGTTGCGAATCCTTTAGTTGCCAGACCTGTGTCTGTTCCTGCTCCATCAACAATGTTTCCACTGTCGTCAAACATGATCGCTTTACTTGCTGGTAAAGAAACAAATACTATTGTTGTTCCAGCGGTAAAAGAAGTTTTAGCCCCACCATTACTACTACCAATTACGGTATCTCTTGATAGTGAAGTACCTGCGTGAGTGTAAGTTCCAATACCTACTTCCCATTCGCTAGGATTATCTTCCCCAACGATAGTGTAGTAAGTAGTATTACTATTTCCTATACCTGCATTAAAAGTTATGAAACCTGTAACTGCACCAGCTAATGTAAACGAACCAGTACCTGTTGTTGTCGAGGTTTCTTTAACTCGATCATTTGTTTTAAAAGCCATTTAATCTCCTATGCTACTCTTATAATAGCTGTACTTGCACCTGCACTTGGGAACTGAATTGTAAAAGTTCCGCTAGTAGAGATTTGGTCTGAACCAAAATCAAGAACACAAACTGCTTTAGTAGGTGTGCCATCTCTATAGATTAATGCATATCTTGCATTAATTGTTGCGCTAGTGAAAGAAAGGTCATCAAAGTCAACGAGCGCAGTTGTACCATCTACTGATACTGCTTGGTTAGCTAAAGTTCCACCACCAGCAGAATAAGTTCCACTGTTAGCAACTTCATTACCTGTAGTATAAATAGTAGTTGTTGCGACGTTTCCTGTATATGAGCTATTGTACAAAGCTAGTTTATAAGTATCTCCACCTGAAGATAAATTTTGTTCTCCAGATAAAAGTTGTTCTTTAAAACTTGTACATACCGTATTTGCCATTTTTTTCCTCCGTTATTATTATGGACTAGGTGGAACAGATCTTAGTTTTTGTCTAATTTCTCCGTCCACGTATTCGTCTCTTCTTCTTCTACCTTGTTGTTCGATACCTAATCCTGTTAAGGATTGTTGATAACGACCTTCATATGTATTTAGCAGGTCTTTGTCTTTTAAGAAAGTGCATGCTTCGACCAGGCAAGCATACAAAAGCGTATTTGGAGCGTTTAAGCTTATATACGTTGTTGTGTTTGTAGACGTTAACTTTGTACCGTCTGTTGTATTAGGTCTTTTAACATAAGCGCACTCAACATTCAAGGCTGCATTAGGGGTTGGACCCAATAATAATTTTGTCTCGTTCCAATAAGCATAGAACTTAGGTGTTCCCGTAGTTGTTCTATTTGCTGTATATTCATCAATAAAAGAGACGTCTTTTTGCATTAAAGTCTCTCTAGCTCCTGTGGAGTTGTTATATATCTCTAGCCATCTTATTAATAATATTCCATTTGGAAGGGTTAAAAACTCATTTCCCACTGATAATGTAGAATAATCATTACGTCTGAAAACATCTAGGTCTACATCAGTCATTATTCTAAATTCAGCATCTTCTATAAAGCCATTTACAACAGTGGATGTAAATACAGTAGAATCTACTTCACAATAATTTCTAATTTTTGTAACTAATTCATCATATGTCATGGTGTGATAGTAACTGGTCCAGCTGAAACTGGAAACCCGCCTCCTTGTATTCCTCCCACTGTAGCATTAGTAGCTTGTGTAAATTGAAAATAGTTATCTGGATCTTCAATTAATGTGACAGTTGCTCCTGCTGCATGAGTAGCTTTAGTTGTTCCATAAGCTCCTCGTGTAACTACATTAGGGTTAATTGATGTAGCTTCAGGACTTACTTGTCCTAAAGTATCGTCGCTTGCTATAGTTGTATATCTTATAAGTTCATTGTCAATCATAATAGCTTGACGTAAAAAATCATTTGTTGTTACAGCTGAAAAAGCTGTGGCACTTGTTAATTTAATTCCTGTTGTTTGACTATCATCTATTGCATCAACTAATGTAGTTTGTCTTAAAGGCATTCCTTTTCCTACATCAATAACATAACCACTTGAATTACAAATGCTGGACCCGGAAATACCATCTACATCTTTACAATCAGAAAAACCAGCAGAACCATTATTAGGTGTTAAAGGCCATCCTGAAGGACCTGTACTTGATGACATTTCAGGTGTTCCTCTAAATCTAACTGTATCTCCTTCATTTCTCATATGATTAGGAGAATGAACAAAAATTAATCCACTTCCTGCTGTATAAGTTTCAAAAGGATTTTCAGGAAGCATTACAGGAACTGTAACTGTTCCTCTTTGTTCTGGTCTTGGATGTTCTAATCCAATTCCATCTGCACCTAGAACCGCTAATTCCAATTGCGGTTGTTTAGATTCATATTCTGTATAATGGACCCACATTCCATTCCATTCCTTAACCATTTCTCTGTAAGGAAATCTTAAACCACTTCTATCTGAAATTGCGATAGCGTGTTTTCCTGATGCAAATTTTCCCATAATTAACTAACCGATGGATAATAAGCTTTTGGTGTTACATATGAACTTGTTGGAGATCCATCTTCTGTTAACGCTCTATTAAGTTCATCTTCATAATATAATTTTAATGCTTGAGTTCTATCAGGTGCAACTTTTTGACTAAGATAAAAAGCTAGACCTGAAACCATACACGGTAAAAATCTATATGGAGCATCTGGATTATTAGAATAAACACCAGAATCTTGAATTCTTTTAATATAATAGAAATTTAAAAATTTATTCGTACTAGAACTTGGAGTCATATATACAGTTATATCTGTATATTCTCTAAATCTTTGAATAAAAAATTGTGATGGTGTTCCTTCGGATTCTTTATTAGCTAAAGCTTGATAAGTTGATCTATCAATTTTAGTCATTGTAACATCGGTAGGTGTTGAAACTTGATTTCTATATACTACTTCTAAGACATCAGTAGCATTATAAATATAGACACCTGAATTATCTTTAGCTGGATTAGTAGTAACTGAATTTCTAGCTGTTGCATCTTTATAAATTCTGTATGTATTTTGACCTTGATTTAAGGCCATATTAACATTTGCAACTTCCCAAAAATGCAATCCTCTATTGCCCCATTCAGACAATAAAATATTTAATGACCGTCTAGCGCTCTTAAGATCATATCCTGATCTACCTTGACCACCGCAACGTTCAAATGCGTCTTCAATTATTTCTTCTATTGATAAGTCAAAACTTACCGAACCGGACGTCGCCATTATTGACCTCCTACTGCCAGATTACTTGAACAGAACTAGTTGCTCCTAAACCACCACCAGTTTGAAATTCAATATACATTCCGTTATCAAATTTAATTCCGGTTGCTGCTATATATTCTTGATATATATCTCCAGCACCTGTTCCACCTCTAAATTGATATCTTAGAGTTCCAGTATTATCTGATCCATCAAAAATTTTAACAGAACAATCAGCAGCTCCTGCTGTAATTGTAACACCTTTTAGCATTACAATCTTATCTGGATAAGTAGAACCACCTGTTAGAGTAGCTAATCTTGAACTAGCTTCAGTATAAAATTGTTTTACTGGCGTTGCCATTCCATTATACATATTTGTTATCTCCTAAAAAGTGAGCTCCCGAAGGAGCTCACAAATTATTTATTATTGTAGGTTATTATTTTGTTGGTACAAAACAGTAACTCTAATTTCACCAGCGTCAGTAGCACCAGTACTTGTCCACGTAAGTTTTACGTCTGCAGTACCTGTATCAGCCCAAGCCAATGCACCACCAGCTTCAGTTGTTGGGTATTTTCTTCCCGCACCTGAAGCAACTGATATTGAAAATGAATTAACAAAAGATGCATTACCACCTACTGTATCACCAACACTAAATACACATGTTGCATTTCCCATTGCTGTAGGACAGTCAAGAACGATGTCTATGATCTGTGAGTTAGCTGGAATAACGACAGTCGTAGCGTTTGCAGCAGAAGCACCACTAGCTAAAGTAGTTCCTGTTGAAAACGTCTGTGCCATTACTACTTGTCCTGTGTTTTTAACATCAGATCCAAGAGTTGTTCCAGTTGTTTCTTTAATCGTTCCCGCTTTTATCGGTCCCGAAAATGTAGTTGTTGCCATGATTATATCCTCCTAGTTTTCCGAACGCAGTCTCTAGGCCGTCGACTATACTCGTCTACGTTCTATAAAATAATTGTATAGTAAGTTAGATATACTCCTTTTTTTTAAAGAGTGCAAGGTATCCTAGGGTGTTTTGTGTGATTTTTAGATAGGCCTTAAGTAGCTATTGATACTGATGGTGCAGCATTTACTATTGCATTATCCCTAGCAGCAATTCTCGACTCTTCTGCTTTAATTTCTGCAATAACTTCCTGCACTTTTTTATCAATCTGGACCATATTAAGAGTATATTTGCCATGTTCATTATACTCCTGTTGCCAGTTCAACTCCAAGGACCTTTTTTGTTTGTATAGGTCTGTTACCATAGTCTTGGACCTCCTCATAGGTAATATAGTTTGTGCCGCTAAAAAATTCTCCAGCACTGTCCCACTTTACAACATTTTGTCCCAGTTTGTCAACTATAGCTTTTTCAAGATCTTCGGGAGTGTCCTTCGATTCGACCTTAAAATCGCAATAATAGCCGTATGCTCGTATCTGTATTCTAAATGTTTTCATTATTACCTTTTGATTTTTTACTCTTATCACAAAAAAAAGGGGCGGTCAAGCCGCCCCTTAATATTAGTTTAAAGACTTAATTATTTAATTAAGCACCTTGGTTTCCGTAGATACCTCTCCAGTCAGACCAGCCGAAGCTGTATCTTTCTCTAGCTTTGTATCTTACGTTTCCAGTATCGAAGTCGCCTTCCATAGCTGTTTTTAATGGTGCTCTAACGAAGTGCTTCATTCCATTTGGTACATCTGTTTTGATAAACCAAGCGTCAGTGTCAACCAAGTAATGGTTAACAACATAACCTTGAGGAACCATACCCATGCTTTTAAGTGCATTGATATCGTTATCCGCAGTACCAACTCTACCTTGAGACTTCATAATTCTCTCCGCAGTAAACTGAAGCTCTTTAGGGATGATCATTTTCATTCCTTGAGCTGCAATTTTAAGACCTCTTTCATCTTGGTAAGAAGCGATATCAATTAACGCTTGCTCTAAAGATGTTTCAGATAAGTCTGATGCAGTTGTAGGTATGTTAGTTTGGTTACCATTAAGTGTAGGGTGAGCATTACCGCATAAAGATTCACCATCTCCGCCATTGTAGCCAGATGCTGCGAATGCATTATTAAGTACGTTTGCTGCCTTCACTTGTTTTGATGTCGCCATTGAACGCGCTAAAGCCTTTGTGTATCTAGAAGAGATTCTGTCGTAGAGGTTATCTTCGATAGCTTCTTCTGTCAACGCGAATGCTAATGCCACTGTTTCGTGAGTGTATCTAGCAGTGTAAGTTTCCTGTGCATCGTCGTATTGAACGCCGCTACCTTCAGGTTTTACATCTGCAGTACCGAAACCAGATAACATTACTTCTTCTTCAAAAGCTCTGTCAGATGATTCGTTGTCGAAAATCTGACCCGCTTCGTTTTCATAACGTTTGTATTCCAGGCCGAATAGTGCATTCAGACCGGGTTCTAGTTCTTTAACTAGCTGTGCTCGTGATATTGCCATGTCTATATGCTCCTATTATACCCCAACCACAAATGCATTGTATTTGTTGTTTGCCACAACAATAACGTTTGCATAAGCCGCGTTGAAGTCATCGTTATCAGGATCTTCTGCTGATCTCAAGATTCTCCACTGTTTGCCTGAAGTAGCTAAATCATTAGTAAGATCTAATGTAGTGTTACTTCTACCCGCAGTAGATTCGCCTGAAGCTGTAGTGTCACAAACTTGTAAGAACGTTTTTTGAACGTTGTCTGCTGTAGCACTAATAGCTGAATCAGTTGCAATCTGATATTCCTGGAATGGGTTGTCATTTACGAACGCAGTGATGTTTTCACTATTCGCAGGTGTAGTTGAAGCAGGATAGTAATTGCTCCAAGTAGGTTTTTCAGTTGTAGCTGCATTGTAGAAACAACCGTTGAAAACTCCAACGATTAAATCAGTCGAACCTGCTGCTGCACCTTCAACAAAACCACCAGTACCAGGAGTGTTATTTACAATCCCTTTAACTGGTTCACCATTGTATATAGCTGTACCATGCGCACGTTTAATAGTGTACTTTGACTGACCAGATGTAGCTGGAGTGTTTCCAAGTACATTTACTGGTTTTAAGCCATAGCCACTAGATTGTCTATTTGCCATAGTTTTTACCTATTCCAATTGTGTTCACATTATTACATGTAAACGGGTTAATGTTAATTCGGAAAGTTTTGAAAAGAATTATTCTTTTTTGCCACCACCGAAACTATACGTAGTACGCCTTTGTTGAGACATCGGCATACTTGGATGCTGGTCCTTCAGAGGCTCGTTTTCAACAGCTTCCTGTTTGTCTTTTGTGAGCTTATTAAAATGAGCGTCACGTTGACGTGCGAGTTCTTCTGGTATTCTAGCCAACACTAGACCACCTACTCCGATGTAACCTTTGTATCTTCCTTGCTCTATTGCGGGATAGTTCAAGTCAGGATAGGCATCAGCTCTTACGAGTTCCCAACCCTGTCTTAACTTGGCCGTGATGTTTTTTGTATCATCTTGGCCCATCGTTTCATAACGAATCCAACGCTGTCTAAAGCCGTCTGGACACTTAGGTGCATCTAAGTGAGATGAGTTCACCCAAACTTTTGGACGTTCAGATGTCGCCCTAGTTTGTTGAGCACGAGGAGTTTTTTTGTCTTGTTTTTCCATATGCTTATACCTCCTTCATGGATAATTGTTTCGCATAATCTTCGAGTGGCACGTTTAATTTTTTAGCTATTGCTACCTGCGAAGGCGTGAGCTTCACAGTTTTGCGACCAGGTTTTATACTTCTAGCAGCTGATGAAGTCGCTGAAGCAACCGTCTGGACGGATTTGGTCGTGTTGTAATCACTCTTATCAAATTTATGAGGAAAGTCAACTCTTATTCTTTTGTCTATTTCCTTATAATATTCGTTAGATTTTGGATCGAAACCTTCTTTTTCCACGAGATCTTTGTGAATTTCAAAGGCAGTAAACGTCATGGCTCTATCTTGACCAAACCATGCATTTTTTTCTGCCCAAGCTTCAGCTTGTGGATCAGGTGTTCCCCGAGCCGCGTGCTCTCTTGGAAGGGTTGAAGGCGTTTCCCTATATCTAAGATGATCCTGCTCCTCAGGAGTCTTAGGTTTAGTGTCTGCTCTATACTTTTCAGCAGCAGATAATCTAGCTTCTTCTATAGATAAAGCAGCGATTTTTTTATTTGCTAAAACTTGTTTAGCAGCATCACCGGTTTCTATAGACTGAGCTAATTCTTCTTGTGCTGATTTAAGTTGTTCAGAGACTTTATCAGAGAAAGCTTTATCATACTTTTCTTCAGTAGTTCTAAACTTATCGGACATAATCTCGACTTCACGTTTAGCACCCTGTGCATAATCAAGCGCAGCTTTTTCCCTACGCTCAGCTTCTCTCATTTTTCTAGTTAGTTTAGCAATACGTTTATTAACGCCTTCACTATACTCTTCTAGTTTTGTTTCTTCTGCTGGCTCTTGTTCCGTTTTTACTTCTTCTGCTGGTACTTCAGTAACTTTTGCTGGTTCTTGTTCCGGTTCCGTTTTAACTTCGGGTGCTGGTGCTTCGTCTTGTTTTACCGTATCATCCGGTAAATCGACCTCCGCTCCTGGACCTGTCGTATCAAGTGGAACTAACTTTTCTTCTTTATTGTCTGATTTTTGTTCTTGATCAGGCATAGTTTCCTCCTATGGTATTATTAGAACTCATGGATTATATCCTCTGGGTTCTTAATTGTTGCGATGATTTCATCATCGTTTAACAGTCTTACTTCTCCACCTTCTATTTTAAACCGAGATCCTGCATACCGAGCAAATATTACCCAGTCTCCCTTTTTGCACCACGGACCATCGGGATATCTTTCCTTATCCCTATAACAATCGGGACCCATCTCTAGTACGTTTCCACATACTGTAGCAAGTTGTTGTCTTTCGATTTGTTCGTCAGAATATATAATTCCTCCTTTAGTTTTTTTCTTCCCTTTAAAAGGAAGAACTAAAAGTCTCCAACCAGTTGGTTTAGGCAACTTGGCTGATTCGTCTTCGTATTTATCTAATAATGCTGATTTAAGTTTTGGTGTGTCTATCGTTGATGTCGATGACGTTTCCTGTGTGTTTTTCATGTTGCTCCTTTTTTTCAAGCAGGTTGGAAATCTCCTGTAAGATTGCTTCGTAAGCGTTTATTTGTCCTAACATATACTTATAAGACTCAAAATTGTCAACCCCTGCACCTGAAGTTAATGCAAGTGTTATGGCCTGTAATGTATTTTTAATTTGTCTTTTTAACTTTAATATTTCATCCATTAAGATTTTTTCTTATTCATGGCTTTAAAAGTTTTTGCTAAATTGTATCTTTTAGAACCAGGCGGGCAAGTCTTACTCCCGAATTTTTCTCCTGTGCATGGTTTATCTGTACGCATGTTTTTAGTTGCTTTTTGTATCCATTTATCATCACTACCGGATTTAAAACCTACACGTCCTCCATGACGATAATTTGCAATTTTGCTTCTTCCTTTAATTTCTATACCTGGCATTATGCTCCTACCTTTTTCATAGCTTTATTATGTGCTGTTTTAAAACTATCACCTTTTTTCATATCTTTTTTCATTTGAGCCATATGTTTAGCTGAATGATGTTTAGCATGTTTTTGTAGTTGTTCATTCCCACCAGTACTAAAATTAGTTCTAATTGGAACTCCGCCGCTAGGATATAAATCCTTATTAGCAGAAAAAAATTTTTTCATGCCTGCACCAGGAAATACTTTTTTATCCTGGTAACCCATTATTTAATTTCGCAACCTCTGCCTCTAGTCGCAAGACCCCAACTGCCGCCAGAATTGAATTTGGCACGACCACCTTTTTTGTAGCCTTTTTTTATTTCGCCAATTACTCTTTTCTTTTCAGCTCTACGGTTAGGATTAGATTTTTCCGCATCTATACGACCTACTTCTTCAAGCAGATTCATTCTTCCTGTGTTTGCCATTTTAGCTCCTTATTAAGATTTATCCATTGTAGACACAGAGGAATAAGCTCTTTTACCCATTGCTTTTTCCATGCCTTTAGACTCATCTCTTCTAGCTTTAAAGCTTTGAGATTTAGTCGACTCAGCACCGTCTCTTGCGCCTAATGATTCATCCAGTCTGTCATTGTAACCTTGAGATCTTCCACCAGTAGATTTTTTAGTTCTACTTGCGTATGGAAATCTAACGTTACTTCTAACTCCGTTCTGTCTCATTATTTTTTTCCTCCGTTTTTAAAAATCTGTGTTCCCTTTATACCATAAATGCTGGCAACCACAAGGATCCATAAATTAGTAAACCAGCTGGGCAATTGTTGAAATTGCTCAAAAAACTGTTTAATCTTTTCTGAAGCTCCCGGATCGTCTGAGAAAACCCCGTAGGCAATCACTAAAATTGGGAGCGTTAATATAACAAGTACCGCCTCGTCTTTCCAGT